CGCTTATCCAATACGGCAACCCAGTCTGCATTGCTGCCTTCTCGCCCGTTTCGCTCTCATCGTTATCCGCTATTACGATTCCTGAGTCACACTTGCTAGCTAACTTCACCAGATTGTTTGCCGAAAAACAAACATGAATCCGATATCTAACCTTGTGGTTTTTCAAAGCAAGCCTCACGCTTAACGCAGTAGCGTAACCCTCGCAAAATATATCCACTCCATGATTATCAATAATGAACTCAGCTTCACTACTCTTTTGGCCATATAGAAACTTTTTCTCCCCATTGACGTTAATCATTTGACAACCGACCAAGTGCTCGCCAACACGCATTGGAATAATAAGCATTGGCCCATCTTGATGCTCGAAAACGTAGCCTGATTCACCCTCGAAACCTTTCTTTCTCAGGTATGGATGGTGTGCGAACGTGCAATTTTTAAGGATGTGTGCAGCCTTATCAGACGCTTGCTTTTGTAACTGCAAAATACGCTCTGATTCACGCTTAGCCATTTCCCTATACTTCACTTGATCCAAGTATGAAATTGAATCAGGCTTCCAAGTAATGATCTTGTCGTGAACTGCATGATTCTGAACGAACGCATGAGTACCCATGTACTTAACTGCCCCATTCTTTGACCTTGGATGATCCTCCGTTGGATACCTTTTCCATATGCCAATCGGAGGATATGAATCAATTAATATCCCTTGATCTCTACAAAAATCTATTAAATCCATTAACGTGCCTTCTTCATTTGTCTGATGTATCGTTTGATCCCTAGGTCAACAAACTTAACCACTTCTGCGCTTGGTGTAGCTTCTACACTAGCCAAACCCTTGGGCCACACGCCAAACTTTTCCCTGTAAACGTGTGCAGCCCTCCCATTACTCCACCCATGATGGTTGATAAAGTAATTCAACTGCGACCACCATGCCTGTTTATCCGCACGAGCTCCGAGGGTAGTCAGCTCCTCCATCTCTCCAGGAACTGCTTCAACTTTGTTTTTGCGCTCCCTTACATGACCACAGTTGGAACAAACGTCCATGTACCCAGGAAAATAAGCCTCACACTTTGGACAAGTAGCCTCTTTCTTTTCCTTCTCACTTGGCTCAGGTCTGGTTTTTTCTGCCCCATCGTCTAGCTCATCTACCCCTTCTGAATAAACCCTTTCCCACTCTTCCCTGAATCGCAGATAGTTACCCGAATGATCTAGCCACAAAGCAAAATCCTTCCCCTCGCAGCCACGCATTACCCTACCCATCTGCTGAATATGGCTTGATAAAGACTTTGAAAACGGACGAGCTGACACACCAATCCGTACGTCTGGAACATCGAAACCCTTGGTCAATATGTCTGTTGCGATCAGCCCATGTATCTCTGTATCAGGACGAGCAAAGTCTTCGATCACATCTTTCTTAAACTTATCATCATCTCTGTAAGATACGGAGATAAAGTTAAAGCCTTGCTCTGCAAAGCTGCGAGCTAAGTCTGTCCCATGCTCCACCCCTGAGCAGAACACAATCGTTTTAACTGGCTTGCCAAAGACTTCATGGGTTTTCTTGATCCACTCCCGAACAATGTCACCAGTAATGACTTTGCCCCTCTTTGTTGCCTCCTTTTGTGACCACTCGCCAGCAACTTTCTTAGCCCCTGTCATATCTATTTCTTTAGCAATGAACACTTTAAGAGGAACCAGAACACCCTGATCAACCAAATCTTTGGTGGTCACAGTACAAACAATGTTGTCATAAATGTTCCCCAATCCCTTGGTAAATGGCGTAGCAGTCAAACCAATTACCCTGATCTCAGGATTCTGCTTAATGAACTCGACTGTCTGCTCCCTAGTCTGATGGCATTCGTCAACGATCAATAGCTTTAACTCAGGAAACTCATTGCGTTTCTCCAAGGTTTGAGCAGAGCAGACTTGAATCAGCTCATATGGACGGTAACGCCAATGCCCTGACTGTAGTACCCCATGCTCTATGGAATACTTCTCTAGTCTTTGGGAGGTTTGATCGCATAGAACGATGCGATCTAAGATCATTGCTGCACGATTACTCTTCTGCTTTGTTGCTTCAAGTAATGCGATGGCCATCTCTGTTTTGCCAGCCCCTGTTGGGGCATACAGTATTTGCGACTTGTTGCCTGATGCAAAGCCTTTACGCAAAGCATCAAGCGTGTTGACCTGATAAGGTCTTAACTCTAAACCCATTATGATTCTCCACTACCAACACTTATGCTCGTTGGCTTGAGCGTTCTTCTATTCTACTTCCTATCCATGACATGACGTTTACAGCCATGCTATTGCCCAATGCTTTGTATCTCAAACCATCAGGAGATTCAGACTTGCCACGCCAAGGTATATTAGTGTGATTGTCTGGAAAACCTTGTAGCCTTTCGCATTCGACTGGAGTCAGCCTTCTAACCGCATTGGTTAAAACTGTACCAATTGATTCACTCGCTCCACCTACTGGGCTTTTGATGGTTTGATTCACATCACTAACCGAATAGTTATAGGTATCAAATGCTTTAGCTACAAAGGTTTGTGCATGATGGCTTTGAACTGATGGCCACAAAGCGCCTATCGCATTAGCCACTTCCAATTCAGTAGCACTAAAGGTGTTAGCTTTAGCATCTTCCCTGATTGAATATGCAACTAAGTCAGTAAACTCTTTGTGATCTCTTGCCGTCACCGTACTAGCCAATGGAGTATCCCCATATGAATCACTTCTCTGTCTGTTAAAAAAGTTAACCAATGGAACATTACCACCACCAGTCCCCCATCTAGCAGACACCGTGCTGCATACGTCACCCATCTCTTTGACCCTCGAATCATTGGGATGGTTTTCATAAACAGTTGGTATTAGTTTGCTTGATGTTCTGTTGAATCCGTCTGTTCCTGAGTCTTTGTAGTCTCTGGCTTGGAGTGGGCCACTAACGTCAATGCTTCCAAGAGCACTTTGGGTAGCTCCTTGCCTCTTTTCTCTGCTCGGCGGAGGATCCCCCGACATGCAAGAGGGCTCAAAAAGAACTTCTGCGCTATCCCTCCAACCTCCAAGACTTCCGACAACGAACACACGGCGGCGTCTTTGGGCCACTCCGAAGTATTGAGCGTCAAGCACTCTGTAGCTGAACCCATACCCGAGTTCCGCCACCGCCCCGAGGAAGGAACCAAAATCCCTTCCTCCATTTGAACTGAGGACGCCAGGTACGTTTTCCCAAATAAACCACTTGGGCTTAAAGCGGTCAAGTATTCCACAATAGACAAGGGCGAGATTCCCTCTAGGGTCTTCAAGTCCTTTTCTGAGTCCTGCAACTGAGAAGGATTGACAGGGAGTTCCTCCCACAAGAAGGTCAATTGTTCCAATGTCCCACTCCTTATACTTTGTCATGTCCCCTAGATTTGGGACGTTTGGATAGTGATGCTTCAGCACCGCACTTGGGAATGGCTCGATCTCTGAGAATGCGACTGGCTCCCACCCCAGTCCATGCCAAGCAGATGTGGCAGCTTCTATGCCACTACACACAGATAAATATCTCACAGAACTCTCTTTTGCATGATAGCCACTTGCCGTTTCAACTGAGCATTCTCTCTCTGATACTTATCCATACTGGTCTTCAGGGCTCGGTTATCAATCTGCAATAGCTCGATCTCCTCCCTCAAAGCCTTGATGGTTTCTTCTGCTGCGCTCTTGTCTGAGTCAGAACCACCCATCATGGACACGGCTAACTTATCACTAAGCTCTTCATTCTTCTTGGTCAGATACTCGATTACTTCAGCATTCTGATCTCTCTCAGGTACACCAATGTCCACCTCTTCTGGCTCGACAACCTTGCCCTTCTTACGCATAAACTCCTTGCCGTTGCGCTTAACAACAACTTTATCAGGCTTGTTTGTTCTGTATTTGCCTACAAAGGTATGCGATACGCCCATCCACTTGGCTATTTCTGAATCAGTCCACATGGATATCTCTGGGTCTTGGAGAGCATCAGAAAGAATTTTTCTCTTGTCTTCAGTAGTCCAAGGCAAACCATGCTTATTGGCTTCCCAACATGCCCACTTGTAATCCCTGAGCGTGCCTGTCTTGACTTCAGCTTCTATGCGAAATTTCTTACTGTTAACCTGAGCAAAGTACCTGTGCCAACCATCAGCCAGTAACAGATCACTTTCTATCCGATACAAAACTATAGGCTCAAAGACTTCTCCATGAGACATTTTGACCGCATACTCTTCGATCTTCTCGTCATTGATTTCTATCCTTGCTTGATAGCTCTTCTTTAAATTGATATCGCTGATTGAAATTAACATTTACTTCCCCTGATTCATTGTCCAACCCAAGAGGAAATAGCTCCACTTGGTATTAATGTTTACGTTTGAGTATTTGTGGCCCGTCCAAAGTTCAGAGATATCCCTTCCCTTTGTTGCCATGTAATTCTCAAATGCCGTTCTCGCTTGCTTCATCTGTATGCTCCTCGCACTTATGTTTCTCCGCTACTAAAATTGAACTGAAAAAAATCCCACATTCTTTGCAACGATAGATAACACCCACAACCACTTTTGTCCTTTGGTTGCGAATGCCGTCATCGTCACGCTGACTGTAGGTTTTAATCGCTTCGATCATTTCTTGCTTTCATCATTTCATCTGCCAATGTATATGCGTCTAATGCAATAACACTTGCTGGCGCATCTTCATAATCAGGTCTTCCATTCATTGTTTGCATGGCAAGACCGGCAAACCAGTCTCGCAAATCCATGCCGTGGGATTGTGTGTTGTTGGGATCGGGGAATGCTTTCATTTCTTCATGCTCCTT